GACTTCATCAGCAAACTTCTCACCAGCAGGATACCATACTTTCTCCGACTCGAAAATAGGAGATACCATATGCATGCGTGTGGTTTTATCCATCCCGCCACCCCCGCGCTTACGGCCCGGAGCAAAAGTAGCAACAGGAAGGTTCTGTAACCTCATCTCGTCAGCCAAAGGTGTACCAGAAGCCTTCGCTTCTATCAACATTAAGTCCGGTTCCCAGTACTCGTTCTCTTCCAAAGCAATCTGTTTTAGCTCCGGAAAGTTCCAACGACCACGTTTCGCGTCCAAAAGAATCAAATGCTCGTCACCATTGTTGTGCGGCTGGAATACACCCCACGTCGTGATGGCAGAATAGTCAGCCGTTTCCTTTTTAGAGTACGCAGTATCATAAGATTGAATGATGTACTCAAGATTCGGGATGTCTTCCTCGTCCCACTCCTGCCACCACTCGCGTTTGATGACAGCAGTCTCTTCAGAAGTAGGATCTTGTTGCCACTGAGCATTCCACTTACTGACAGATAGGGCAGCCTTTACTTTAAGTAGCTCGTCTTTATTCCAAAATTCAGGCCATAGCGGTTCCCCTGATGGCATTATGGCAGGGAATTCTACTACCTCCCACTGGTCAGACATCATATCTTTGCCCTGTGCCGCCAGTAACCTCCCCGTCAAGTCTTTCTTTGACCACCGGGTCTGGACAATAATGATAGCCCCTCCCGGCTGGAGTCTCTGCCGGGGACCCGAAGTGTACCATTCGTAAGTATTATCATAGGCCGTACTAGATAATGCATCTTGTTCCGAGTGCGGATCATCAATAATCAGCAAATCAGCACCACGACCAGTCATTGCAGCGCCCACCCCGGCTGCAAAATATTCCCCTCCCGCGCTGGTCTCCCACCGACCTGCTGCTTGGGAATCCGGTTTAAGGTCTGTGTTCGGGAAGACATCGTGATAAATTGGGTCCGCAATCAAATCCCTGACCTTACGTCCAAATCTTACAGCAAGTTCAGTGTTCATGGTAGCCTGAATGATTTTTAATTTTGGATTTCTTCCAAGGAACCATGAAGGCATCAAATAAGAAGCGAATTCTGATTTTGAATGTCGAGGAGGCATGTTCACTATCAAACGCTTTAAGGTACCATCCGCGATACGCTCAAGCTTTTCTGAAATGATTTTGTGATGACGACCAACAATAAAACCTTCGTAGACATGCTGAACGTAGGCCATGAAGCTTTCTTGGGCAAGCTCACGGGTTTGAAGCCGCTTCAACTGCTCTTCCAGTAACAGCATCTCTTTTAGTTTGTCGTCTGGTACCGCTAGTAAATCCATGCCCGAACGATAATACATTCAAATGAATTTATCAACCCAACTACTGTAGGCGGGCGCGCTGGCGACCATCCCCCTATATGCGGGGGTGGGGGGGTTCGCGGATCGCTGGCCTGTCACCGATCTGGGAAAGTAACCCCGATCTGGATGGGTAGCTGGTAAGATTAAATAAAAATATTTTATTTAGGGGGTTTACTTATGGGATGATCTCGGATTATACTGGCTAAGCCAGTAAGGCGATAACAAACTATACGGAGTGAGTAAAATGACACTAGCAAATATCAAAACCGAATATCTCGAAGCGATCAGCAAGCAGGCAATCCCTGCTCGGTTCATGGAATTAAAGCACCAGATCAAGGTTCTTGAAGCCGAGCTGAAAGCTATCAGCGATAAGGTTATCAATTCACCGGATCAATATCCTATGTTTAATGTTGTCCGGTCGACCAGATCATACGTCCCGATCGATACGATCAAGTCACATGTGGGCGAAGAATGGTATACACAAAACGCTATTATCTCTGAAACCAAGCCGTATATCCGGCTTAAATAATCAACAGGGGCTAGCGCAAGCTAGCCCCGACTGTCGGGCAATGTGTGTTGCCCCTGATGAGATCAAAAGATCGAAACAGTCAACAAAGTAATGGAGTGTAAAAATGAGTATCAATATTCATACGACAATAACCAAGGCCGAGATAGTTAAGCTAGTAAAGACTGGCGACGATCAGATTACTATCTGGGTGCATCATGATAATGGACAGGTGACAGGGATATGGCTAGATGAAGTAGCTTCCGGTCTTGATCTGATCTTAGACGGGGTTCAGGTAGGCAGACAACCCCTGCCTAAGAAGACAGGGCACGGGTTCAGTGATAGCACCTTGGAAAAAGCTGTCACCCTGCTAAGACAGGGATCATTTACCCGTCGGCAGATCGGTTCTTTTATCGGGTTAACTGATAATTCTGTCAGCACCCTACTATCTGATCTGGGTAAAGACTTTACCCTGACTAAGATCGGTACGCGTAATAAACTGTATTCGATAGCGTCATGAAGACCATATTCATATGCTTACAGATCATGGCGGCTATAGCCGCCATGATTTTCGGGGTCGGCATGATCGACAGCATGGTAACAACAACAGTGATTATCGGGGCTGGCTTAACAATAATAGGTATGCTAGCATTGATCATGTATACTATCTTATTAGCTCACATATACGACGACTAATTCCGCCAGCTAGGGGCGGATGGCATAGCCAGCAATACCTAGCACCCTCCCTAAACTTAGCCCCTGCCACCGTGCAGGGGTTCTTTTTATACCAGTATAGAACAAAGAAGCGGGCGATCCGTGAAGGCCGCAAGGCGCATGGCCGCATGAATAAAACGGATAATAAAAAGAAAAAAGATGAAGGCCGCAAGGCGCATGGCCGCATGAATAAATAGATAATAAAAAGAAAAAAAGATGAAGGCCGCAAGGCGCATGGCCGCATGATACATGAAATAACCGCTTGCTATCCTATCCCATATGATATAGGATTGTCTTACAATATAAACAAATAGAGGGATAAACCATGTTATCAAATGTTTCAAAAATGCCGGGCAAGTCCATAAGCTTATCGGCCTTTGATTGTAAAACCGGGGAAAAGCTTTCAAAAATTCCCGGTTCAGTATGTCACGATTGCTATGCACGCAAAGGCATGTATCGCATGCCCAACGTCATAAACAAAATGAAAGAGCGCAAGGCCTTTTTCAATTCAATCGACTTCGTGCCGCGCATGGTGGAATTATTGGATAAGACAAGGTCCGAATATTTCCGTTGGTTCGATAGTGGTGACGTGCAAGATATCCGCATGGCCTTAAATATTATTGACGTGATAGAGGCCACGCCAAACAAAAAGCATTGGATACCTACTAAAGAGGCCACCATATGGCGCGACGCGCTCAAAATTAAGTCCTTACCTAGCAATGCCATTTTGCGCGTATCGGGTACCATGGTAGACGGTACGCCGCCGAAAGCTTTTCCGCATACGTCGCTAGTCGTAAAGGATAATCCGCCAATAGGCCATGAATGCCCAGCACCTGAACAAGACGGAAAATGCGGCCCGTGCCGCGCATGTTGGGACCATGACGTTGATAACGTCACATATCATAAACATTAAACCGGATTGACCGGATAGCATAACCATGCTATCCGGTTATTAATCTGCTTATCGCATGATTGTATCTCACTCTATAAACTCAGGCCGCAGGACGCAGGACGTCAGGCGGCCTCTCTTTATTTATAGCACGCAGGACGCAGGACGCAGGGCATCCAACCACGCATCTCGAGCCGCATCACGCAAGGCCGCAGGAAAATCAGACATACAACCTACATACAAGGCCGCAGGACGCAGGACATCGATCCGCGATCCGTGGATATCCAACACTTTTGCCCCGTCAAATAAAAATACATCGCCCGAAGAGGGTTCGTGTAACAAGAAAAAACTTACACCACCGCACCGAGAATGCCCCAGATGCCAAGCAATCTGTGATTTAGACACCGAAACTTTGCTATGTTTAATTATTTTTAACTCTAGCCAAATAACTACAGAATCCATGCACATATATACGTCCGGCATGCCTTCACTGACGCGGTTTTCAAGTCTCTGGCAGTATGTCTTTCGTGGAAGTTTCTGCTTCAATGAATTCCATAGGGCTTTCTCTGTCTTCGGCATCGGTCACCACCTTATAGTCGCCATCAATGGCAGATTGTGGAAATTGTTTTCTGAGTTCAGCCAGCCTAGCCACGATCTCTTCTCGACTCAGGGCATCCAGCTGGTGAGTATGGTTCTGCTCACGCCTGTCAATGGTCAGGCCACCAAGGGCAGATCGTATCTTCTCCGCATTGATAGCGGCAGAAAATTGTCCGGCATCTTCCGCACCGCTGGACAGTTCGTGAAGCCTCTTCAGCTGACCGCCAAGGCTGACACCATACTTCCGCTCTCTTTGCTCTCTGAGTTCCTTTATCAGGACAGGAACATGCGGATAGGATTTACCGTCAAGCAGTTTGGCGGCATGTTGTGCGGCAGATTCTTCCGCATAACCTGCCTTCCGCGCACACTCAGCGTTGGAATAGATACCTTCAACATAATATCGGGCAAACTCTCTCTGCCTATTGGTCAGTCCAGATGGTCTGCCGCCCTTGTTTTTCTTCTCTTCAGTCATTCAGAAACTCCATTTGCATATAGGTTTTTTTTACCCTTCAGTGAAATAAAAAATAAAAAAGCGTTCATGTACGGCTTTATAGCCCTGTCTTGCTACACTTTAGCGTAGCAAACTCAATAAAGTGTGCCATGCTTTTTCCTATGTTTTTCATACACTTGCTACACTTGCTACACTTGCTACACCTTTTTCAAATTTTTTTTATTTTTTTTTTGTTACCCGTAGAAAACCTATACATATATTTATTTTAGCGTTTGACATATATGGGATAGTCTTATATAACCATCACTCAAGATCAGTATAAACATGGGAGACATACAATGCAACAAGCAGATTACAGGTTCGAGGATCACGGATCGATATGGTTGATTCATCCTCTCACTGGCGATGCTGAGACCAACTTGGTTGAAGGCGTGGATGATTTCAGCATGTGGTGGGGCAAGTCCTTGGTTGTAGAACCGAGGTTCGTGGATCACGTTTCGGGGTTATTGATGGAACAAGGGTGGATAGTGGTATGATTAACGCGATAGAAAAACCAGTTGAGTATGAGGCTGGTGACTTGAATCCAAATGAAACGATTAGCTTTCAGCACACACCGAAGTATCAGGATTGGTGTGACATGGCAGAGGCGATCTGGATCACGGCCTGTCAGGGCGGCATCACGCGGTGGTGTGAGTACATTCACACGCAGGGTGATCATCACATCATGGACGGTGAGGACATTGGCAAAAACTTTTTTGTCACGTTGCATGATGCTGAGAGTGATGATCGGTGGAAGGGCAGATCAATGGACATCATCATGGATGGCATTGCCCTGCTCGATATTGATTTGAAGGCACAGGCTGTTATGGATTTTGAAGGGATATTGGATGCGGACTTTGCTGACCGTGTCATTCAGCTTGGTTTATTTGGTGAGGAGGTATTCGCATGAAAACCAAAACATATGATGTAGTGATTGAGGCCATTGTCAGGAAGACCATTCGGGTAAATGCGATTGATGAGAATGCGGCTTCCGATCTAGCGCATGAGATGTTCACTGTCGATCTTGATGATACTGAAGATAGTTACGAGGAAAACACATTGGATATACATGGGGTGACGATGGCGAAGTATAAAGTAAAGGCAACACAGTATGTGTATTGGGATGCATACATTGAGGCGGACAGTCCAGAAGAGGCATATCAGAAGGCCAAGCAGGACGACACTGAATGGGTTCTGTATGAGCAGGCAGGGGACTGGGAAATATACAGCGATGTATTTGAGGAGGCAGACGATGAAGAAGTATAAAGTAATTATAACCATTGAAGTGAACACCGAGGCGGCTGACCATGAAGAAGCCGAAACAATCGCTTTGGATTGTGCTGACTGGGCTAATGCTGAAATCGAAGTTCTAGAGGAGGCTGACGATGGGAACTAGAGGGATATATATTTTCGAGG